TAACCAGTCTATATATCACTAACTGTCGTACCAATCCTATCAGGCTCAACAATCTCCAGTTTGATATACGTTCTATCAACCAGTTCACCAGTCTTACGATGTTCAAAGCCACTATGACGATAACTCATCATCTTATTAGTTGCTTTGTCCATCTGTCTGACCACAAGATATTCAGCATCAGGCTCAACTGTTAACTTGGGCTCGATACCTTGGTCTTTACAGACTGCCTCACACTTGGATAACAATGCTTTGCCGGATATACTACCATCTGTGACGACGGATAACTTATTCATCACACTATGGTCTATATGTCCATCTAACTCAATAGTGACGGATTTAGGATTAAACATAGGCAAACCATTGAACTGATTGACTACGTTCTGCCAAATACCACCAACTTGACGTCTTACCACATTATTACGTATAGACATTACACTTATAATCTTAATCATAACTATTATTTCCTTATATTAACTTATAATTGACAGTAATAAATTATCATAATCTATTACCAGCACCAGAGGGGGATTGTTACGCCACTGGTTGCGCTTTGAATTCAACTGGCAAGGCAACCCTATGCCGTGAATTCAGACCAGTGGGGGAATGTGTATATCAGGTGCACGCATTCTACAGCAATTTTTTCAGGATGTGACGTGCTTAATAGGAGGATATGCCTAAATAGGCGTATATTACCTTATGGATAGCTTTTTTCAACGAATTGGCGCTTGGCTCGTCGCTTGCTGGGGACTTGCAATAATTGTTTTTCTATTTTATATTTGGCAAAATATTAACGGAATTGCTCGAATGTTAGTATATTATGCCGGAGGGTAGTTTTTTATTAGGATATCTGGTATTTTTGTTGTATTTTTAATATTAGTACTAATATAGAGTCTGTACTGGAGTTGCCTGTACTAAGATGCTAATGTTAGAATAAGCCTCTAGAATACTAAAACTCTAATATTAGTACTAACCAGCCTAAATATACTGTGAGAAAAATAGTTCTTGTGTCCCTTATCACACCTGTTGTAAATTACAGGCGTAATAATACGCGTAAATTTACATTATAAGGAGTTAAAATGGCATCAAAAGTTAAATATACCCCTACAGAGGCTGGAAATGTCCAACTAGGGCAGGCTGGTAGCTCTTTAGTAGCTCTAGCTGGCAACACTGCAATCACCCCTAGTAGTGGTGATTTTGTTGCAATTACCTGTTTACAGGACGGACAGCTTACTGCAGTAGGTAGTGAGAGTGCTTTTGCCTCTCTGACAGCTCAAGAGATTGTAGCTGGTGTTACTATCTATGGTAGATGGAATTCATTAACATCTCCAACAACTGATGGCGGTGCATTTATAGCCTATATAGGTTAAATATGCCTAAATTTGGAAGAAAGTCTCGCGAGCGACTAGCTACGTGCCATTCTGAACTTCAAAAGCTATTTAATGAAGTGATTAAATACGTGGATTGCTCTGTGTTAGAAGGACACAGGGGTAAAGAAAGGCAGAATAAGGCATATGACGAGGGAAAAAGCAAAGTTCGTTTCCCTGATGGTAGGCATAATTTTAGTCCTAGTAACGCTGCTGATGTCACACCATGGCCTGTTCGATGGTCTGACCGTGAAAGACAAACTCTTTTTGCAGGGTTTGTGCTCGGGATGGCTAATAGGATGGGTATTGAAATTCGGTGGGGTGGAGACTGGGACAAGGATTTTGAAGTAAACGACAATAAATTCGACGATTTCCCACATTTTGAGTTAAGGAATGTATCAAATAACGATTAACCATCGTGGTGGAGATAAGGTTCGGACATACACCGTCTACAGGAAAGATGAGGCGGACGAGGAAGGTGTGTCCTATTTGCCATGGAAAAAGGCAGAAGTAGGTGATTATGCCCTATCTGACGATGGATATGTTGCAAAAGTAATAAATAAAGCTGAATACCCCGGCAATAGAGGATTTAGCAATATCTACATTAGATTCCCCTGGGGTTACACTTTCTTCAATACACAGTATCCAACACGTAAGCTTAACGCAAAAGGCCGTAAAACTAATACAACCATGTCTGGAAAGCCTTATATAGACGTTAAGATGAAATCTCAGAAGTATCGCAATTTTGCTATGACTTATGCAATGTGTAACATGCAGGCTGATTTAGCTATAGATGTGTGCTTCGGAGCGGTAGATGAGAGAGAAAGACGTAAATATCGTCGAACAACTAGAACGGAGGCATTTAAAAGTATGGTTAGAGAAGAATTACAAACCCTCTTAACTGAGCATGGCATGTCTGAGGACTACACCTTAGACCTTTTAGAGCAAACTATCTCTAAGGCTAAGGACAAAGGTGACATTACTAACCTTATGCGTGCTATTGAGAATCTACAGGATATGCACGGCATGAAGGATAAGCACCTTGTGAAGACAACTGACAAGCTGGAAGCTACTAGTTCTGTCACATTAATAGATGAATTAAGGGAAGAGGAGAGAAAACTTGTTGCTACGCGTACCACTCTGGAAGAGACTCCGGAGACTGAGGAAGATAAAAAGGCAGAATAATTGGACTATGAGGAAAAATATGCGCATCAACAAGCATTAAAGAAGCTATATGACAATATGGGCCTTTTCGGCCGTCATTGTTTTCCCACCGCACTAAATAAAGATACACCCCCATTTCACGTAGACCTCTATGCATCCTTACGAGATGACTCAAAAAGGCGTGTAGCGATAGCTGCACCCCGTGGTACTGCTAAAAGTACAACTACCTCTTTAATCTTCCCTTTGCATAAGGTGGCATTTAAGAGGAGTGATGAAGATTTATTCATCGTAATCATCTCCGAATCGCAGGCTCAGTCCATAAATTTCCTGAGCCGCATTAAATACCACCTTTCTATGTCTAAACAATACCGAGAGATATTTGGCGACATGGGACCTAATACTGCTAAACGATGGACTAACAATGATATTATACTTGGCAATGGTACTCGTATTATTGCAGTTGGTACTGGACAGAGAGTTAGGGGTTTTATTGAAGGAGATACCCGTCCAAATCTAATAATAGTGGACGATTTTGAATCCGAATTAAACGCGGCAACCTTAGAGGCTCGGGCTAAGAATCGTAAGTGGATGACGGAAGCTGTTATACCATCTCTCTCAGATGACGGCAAGATAGTAATGATTGGGACGGTTATCTCTGAGGATTGTTTTTTGTATTGGGTGAAGGGTTCTGAGGCATGGCATGTGCAGTGGTATGCTATTTGGGATGAAGATGAAAAGAGTATATGGCCACAAAGGTTTCCTAAAGAGAGGATACTACAAATTAAGGGTGAGTTCGAATCAGTTGGTAATGCTAATGGTTTTTATCAAGAATACATGAATATCGCACAATCTCCCGATTCTGCGCCATTTAAGCCGGAGTGGATTAAACTCCACCATTATGATTACGAAAGGCGTAATGGACAGAATATTTTAAAAAGGGAGATAGGTGATGAAGAGAAGATTATTCCAATTGACGTGTATTGCGGGGTTGACCCTGCTAGCTCTTTATCACTTCGTGCTGATTTTTTCTGTATCGCTACTATCGGGGTTGATAGCGACAATAACAAGTATGTACTCGAGATTTTCAGAAAGCGCATCTCCCCTGCAGAGCAGCCTCAAAAACTTATTGATACATTTAAAAAGTTTCATCCTAGGAGGATGAAGATTGAAACTACTGGATACCAGGAGGCTTTAAGGACTGCTGTCAGAGAAATCATGAGGGTAGAGAATTTATACATCCCCGGTTTGGAAGCGGGTGTAAAACCCCGTACGCGTAAGAGCGAAAGGTTGATGTCTCTTGTTCCTATGTTCGCAAAGCATCAGTTTCACTTTAGACCTGAAGATTTAGCAGGACAACAAGAATTTTTATCATATCCTAAAGGGAAACACGATGATGTAATGGATGCAGTATGGACTGCTCTTGACGGACATAAGCCTTGTAGAGCAAAAGAATATGATAGTACAGATAAAAAAGATACTGATAGGAAAATAATCCTTGATTGGATGACTATGTAGTTCGTAAATTATGACCATGGCAAACTCCACAAAACCGTCACTTGTAGACGAAACGCAAGACCTATACAATAAATATAAACAAAGACGCGAAACCTGGGCGCATCACGCCAAGGAAGACCGTGAGTTTCGTTTAGGCCGTCAATGGACTAAAGAACAGTCTGACCACTTGCAATCTCGTGGACAAGCCCCTATTGTAATAAACAGAATTCATCCAGCCGTTGAAACAGCAAAAGCTATGCTTACGGCTAATAGACCCTCATTCAGATGTTCCCCTAGAGAAGATTCCGATAGAAAGGTAGCTAATGTGATGAGCGCTTTGTTAGCATACTGTTACGATATATCCGACGGACGTAATGTTATTAGAGAATCTATTGATGATTATTATGTTACCGGACTTGGGTATGTTATGGTTTATCAGGACCCTACTGCTGATGATGGCAAGGGCGAGGTAAAGATAACCGATATTGACCCAATGGACGTCTTCGTAGACCCGAACGCGCGGCACCGGATGTTTGATGATGCTGAGAATATTATTATATCTAGGCAATTTACTAAGGCGCAGGCTATGAAGCTATATCCTATGTACGCGAAGAAGATAAAAAATGCGGGTTCTAACTATAGTGATGACAGGCCGGTAACCCAAAGGACAGATAGTGGCGAAGTACACTTCCCCGAAGATGTTGGCAATATGGCTGAGGAAGAGTATGTTCGTGGATATGAGCGTTATTATAAAATGGACGTTGATAAATACCGAACATATGAAACGTGGTCTAAGAGGGAAGAGCTATTAGATGAAGAAGTATATTTAAATGAATATGTTGAAAGACCTGCATGGATAATTAATGGACAAATAGTCACAGATGAACAACAAGCTGATGCGCTTATTAGAATGGGACAGCAAAAAATCATACAGGCACACCAGCAGAATGTTCAAAATATGATGCAACAGGGATACGACCCTGAAACTGTTCCATATCCTGAGCAACAACCTTCAGCTGAGCGTACTACATTTGGAGAGTTAGTTGCAAAAGGAGCTATAGAGGTAGTACAGGTTTCTGTACGCCGTATATGTCAGGTAGTAGTTATGGGCGATAAATTTCTTTACAAAAGAGTTTTGCCATGTGAGAAATATCCAATAGTACCTATTATCAATATACATACGCGTACACCTTATCCAACGTCTGATGTTCGGATGGTTAAGGGAATTCAAGAATACATCAATAAAACTAGGTCCCTAATAATAGCTCATGCAACTACCAGTACCAATACCAAGATTTTGGTGCCGGAGGGAAGTGTGGATATGTCTGAGTTTGAACAGAAGTGGGCACAACCGGGGGTTGCTATTCCTTATGACCCGACCGATGGTCCTCCTGTTCCAGTTCAGCCCTCTCCTCTTCCGAATGAGATATATAATAATGAGCAAACAGCTAAGGCGGATATTGACCACGCTCTAGGTCTCTATGAGATGATGATGGGCAATTCTCAGGCAGCGCCGCAAACTTATAAAGCAACTATTTCGCTGGATGAGTTTGGTCAAAGAAAAATCAAGTCTAAGCTAGCTGATATCGAATCAGCTCTCTCTAGGGTTGGACAAGTTGCTGTATCTTTAATTCAGCAGTTATACACTACTGAGAAGGTATTCAGAGTAATCCAACCTAATAATTCTTTAAGCGAGTATGTTATTAATAAACGTCTCGTAGATGATAAGAAACAGGAAGTCATGACTATCAATGACATGACTATTGGCAAGTATGACGTAATTGTAGTTGCAGGTTCTACCTTACCAAGCAATCGTTATGCTGAATTAGAATTCTATATGGATGCGTACGCGAAGGGACTAATCGATAGACAAGAAGTGCTTAAAAAGACTGAAGTCTTTGATGTTGAAGGCGTTATGCAGCGTATGGACGTGGTTGCCCAATTACAACAGAAATTGCAGCAATCAGGTGAACAGATTAAAAAACTCAAAGGCGATTTACAAACTCGTGATAGAGAGTCCGTTAATCTGCGTAAGAAAGTCGAAGTCGAGAAGTTCAAGACAGGATTGGACAAGACGCAAAATAAAGCGTCCGCTGCTGCTTCTGTCTTTGAAAAACGACTCGGTGACGAAGATAAGAACATTCGTGCACAAGTTCAACAGGCTGCTAAGTCAGCCTCTAAATAAGACACCCTTGGTACGACAAGGCTCTTGATAAATAAGGAAACATAAAACAATGGATAGTGAACAAGCTTTTAGTGAAGACACCCCTCAAGTAGAGGGCTCTACGACTGAAAAACCGTTTTCATTTGACGACGTGATTTTTGGCCCAGAAGGTGAAAGAGCACCCGCACAAGCCCCTCCTAGGACACAGGAGCAGGTAGCTGCAGATGTAACCGCTCAAGAACAGCCAAGCCCATTACAGCCTATTCCTACACAGGAACCGGCACCAGTCATACCTGCCCCTGAGTTGAAACCTCCGGTGGAAGGACAAACCCAGTCAGATGGTAGTACTTATCAGGCTAGGAATGATGACAAAAGGTTTGAGTATTGGCAATCGCAAGCATCTAAATTGCAGAATCAGGTAACTGAAATGCAGAGCAAGATGCCTTTAATTGAGCATTTGGAACGAAATCCTCAGCTGGTACAACAGCAGGCTCCTCAAGCCCCTGTTCAACAGCAACAAGAAGAGGAATTCCCTCCACCACCAGACAAGCCTATGAGACCACGCGCTTTTTCAAGAGAGGCCGCATATACTGACTCCGCTAGTGAATCAGCAGCGTACCTTGATGAAATGGAAGACTGGCGTGATAGCATGGATGAATATAATGGTTTGAAGAGTGAATATGAATCTGCAAAGGTTCAAGAGTATCTCCAAAAACAAGAATCTATGCGTCAACAACAGGTTCAGCAGATGCGGCAACAACAGCATCAGCAAAAACAGGTAACTGAAGTAAGTGAATATGTGCAAGCTAATTATGGTATGGATGCCAATCAAGCTTCTCAATTTATTAAAGATTATTCTGACCCAAATTCCATTTCTATGGATAATCTGGTACAATTGTGGCGCTTTCAACATGGGCAAACAGCACCTGTACAGCAGCAACAATCACCTTCTGTTATACCTCCAGAGCCTTCTCCAGCATTCCAACAGACTCAGCGTGCGCAACAGGTTCCACCTACCATGGGCGTTGTGTCCGGGCAGGGGAACTCAACTGACCCAACACCGGCAGGACAAAAGTTTATGGAGGCCCTAATAGGAACTCACAACGATAATAAGGCTTTTTAGCCTTGGAAGGTTAGGTAAACACAATGGCAACAACATATACTGGTGCCACGAATCCATTTCAAGTAACAACTGGTAGTAGCTTAAACGGTACAGTTACAGGATTTGGAGGGTGGTCAGGTGAATCCGTAGATAATCTGCGGCGTAAGTTTGGCATTGGGGATTACGTAGCTCAGTTGGCTCCTGAACAATCATTGTTTTTTGCATATTTGTCAAGAATCGCAAAAAAACCTTTAGATGAAACAGTTTGGAAGCCTTTGGAGTATCGCCCCCAATGGCAACGTAGGAACTTTGTAGTAGCACAGAATAACGAAACCGTTACTGAAGGAGTTGCAGTAGATGGAAAGTTTAAGCCAGCGGCTGAAACTGGAATCCCTCTTAACTGTAACTACGACAATAGTGGTAAAGTTACTGCTGCTTATGACCAGATTCCTGCTTATATTATTAATGGGCAGATAGCTCGAATACCGATGGTGCAGCTAAGTGCAGGTGCAGACGAGAATAAGGTCTTTCATGCAAATGTAAAGATTTCAGCTTGGGATGCTGCTGCTGGAACAGCAACACTAACGTTTATCGACTATGGACTACCTTCAACCCAATCAGATAGTGCGGCTGCAACCTATTCTATTTTAGGAGCAGGCTCAGGGTCTACTACTGGGCTTGGGCAAGCATTAGCAACGTCATATTCGGCTGATTGTCAGATAGTTGGTAGTGCATTTGCTGAAGCAAGTACGGCTCCTGATGGTTGGGTAGACAAGATTAGTGATGCAGAGTTTTATATGCAAATATTTAAAACTTCTGTACCTCTAATGTCTGGTTCTGCTCAAGCAACAAAGTATAGAGGATTCGCTGATGAATATCAACGTCTTTATACTCAGCATGTAATGTCTCATAAGATGGATATTGAAAACGCTATGCTTTTTGGTAGCGGTTCATATACCAGTCAAGATGAGCGTTATAGTTGGGGTATCGTACCATTTATTGAGCTCATGGGTGGCAAAGCATTTGCTATCGACGCAGCCGCAGATGGTTATGATAAGATGGTTGATATCATGCAATCCTTCTTTGCTCCTGAAGTCGGAAATAGCAATAACAAACTATGCTTAACTTCTCGTAAAGTTATTGCATGGCTTTCTAAGCTAGGTAGTTCAACTTCTGGTTCTTTCATTTACAACTCACTAGGTAAAGGTATGGCCGAAGGTGCTGCAACAGCAGTTGCCGTCGATGCTAATCCTTATAGTGTGTCTGTAGATGTAAAGAGCTCTAAGTTTGCTCCAGTTCCGATTACAGCTGTACAGACTGCATTTGGTACATTCAATTTCGTAGCACATCCTCTCTTCCGTGGTCACGCTGAAGATAAGTGTGCAGTAATTGATTTGGCCAATGTTGCATATCGTCCTCTAGTTGGTAATGGTTTAAATAGAGACACGTTTGTAGAAACTAATATTCAGGACAACTCTGTAGATGGTCGTAAAGACCAGATTATTACAGAATGTGGCTTGGAAATTATGCTTCCAGAAACACATGCTTTATTGACCTTTAGCAATCTGTAGGGTTAACTTGTTTATGGGGGTCTTAACCGGCCCCCATAAGTAAAAGGAGATTTATGGCAGTAGAATATACACAATATATAAATGGAGTAAAGACACATGTCTCGGAACCTTCTGGGGCTGTGCCAAGTGAGAATGTATACAAAGTTCATCGTATTACATCAGGAAGCGTCACTACAACGCATCCTAATTATATTGACGCTATAAAATCTGTAGGAACGGATAGACAATGGACTAATGTGGATATTATAGATTTAGATGGCGTTGTAATAGCTGGATTAACCATTGAAGAAGCCGATAAAGTAAGGGGACCTTTTAGAAAGGTCACAATTTCAGCAAGTCAAGTGTCGGGATTAGATACCTCGACTGAACCAAGTATAATAGTATGGGAGAAATTAGTATGAGTATAGATAGAAAGGCCTCAAATGGCAAGGGAACTAATCGTTTTGAAATGGGTACAGGCAGTGAAAGTACAACTGTTCAAACAGGAAAGGCTACCGCAAGTTATTCAAAATTAGTAAAGGGTGAGTTTACCGAGAAAGGGAGTGCAGCAGACCACGGGTATGTTGACTTATATTCTGCACATAATGTGCAGGAGTTAAGGACTGACGCTAAGAAACTTCGTCACCAAAATCCAAATGTTGGGAAATCCGGTTCTTTACCTGTCGGTCCATCTAGACCTGGAGGTGTAGTTCTTGTAGGTAAACCTTCAAAGGGTAAACAACCACCTGTGAAAAATGAAGCCAGCAAAGGAAGCAAAAGTGACCATGCTAAATTTTTAACTGAAAAGTCTGAGAAATATCGAGGCGGTGGAGAGAAGCTTAGTTAACTATGGCTAGTCTTTATAATAGAATAAATGACAATATTGGCCCCTTAATATTTGATACTTATACCCAGACCGAAAAGGATATAACTACCTTATATTTTAGTGCCGGAGAACCGGTAAGTGGGACATTACTGTCTAAAAGCCTTACTGAGATAACCATGAAATTGGATGATGATACAGTAATAACGTATCCCTTGCAACTAACTTATGATTATTCTCAACCTGTAGGGTATTCTTATGTCCAGCAGGATGGGACTGTAATTACTAAGATGGGGGGATTTGAAGAAGATGATTTGCCTGATACAGACCCCTTAAATAATGCGAATGATTGGTATGTAACATATACATATATCTATGCTGAAAAACCATATGTGGTCAGTTATAATACTATTACCGATACTACCGTTGATGCTGATAAAACTCCGACACAATCTATTTATAAAGAGATTTTAACAAGATATTGCCATCAGGCAATACGTGATATAACAGATAAGACATTAGCTGTCAATCCTAAAGATATGCATCTATTTTGTCAGAATCTCTTTATAATGAATATGGGGACCTTTGGGGATATAACCAATACTCTAAACTTTGGAGAGTATGCAGTTCCTTGGAAAGATTCTGATGGCGGTTTTTTTATAGATAATAACTATGTATTATGGGTTGCTCGTAAATTTGAAGGTATAAAAGCACCAGCCCATGAGATATCTGCTGAAAAGGGACTACGTGTAACTGACCCTGATAGTATCTATTATTCTGGAGTAGATTATAGGAATCCTGTTTTTTATCGTTCTAGTAGTAAGATTTATGTTTATCCTGCTATTACTGAAACTGAGATAGCATATGCTAGTATGGTAAAGTATGATGAGAAGTTTGCAGTAGATTCAGAGAGTATAGATTACTTCCCTGAGCATTTATTGTTTTTAGTTGTATTGTATGCTTCTATAAGAGCTTTAAAACTTGCAGCAGGAGACCAGAGGAAAGTATATAAGGATAGATATTCTTCGCCTTTAAAGGTATGGAATGACTTGTATCCTGATGCAAGTATTGGGGCTACACATGGTCTTAGTAAGGCTATTGTATTGCCAACAGTTCCAAAAGGCTATACTGCTGATGCTTCTGGAGATAGTGAGTCTGTCGACCATGATATCCAAAAAGATTATCCCGATATAACTCAAAAAACATATAATTGGGCAGATGAAGGTGAAGTAATGAGTATAGAAGAAACTCTAAAGGAGAGTTGGGAATTTATTGCAACCGAAGAAGAGCCAGCTTTATCTGCAGCTGCTATTAATAGATTTCAAATGTTAGTAACTGATTATCAGGCTGTCTTAAGTGAACAGAATCAAAGATATCAAAATGTTTTAAGTAGATATGCTACTGAAATGAAAGATTGGCAAACAAAATTTAATACCGTAATTGCTGTATGGCAGCAGAATCAAAATTCATACGAGAAAGAAATGATGTTATTGAATCAGGAAATACAGAGATTTGAACAAGAATATAATTCACATTTCTTTCCTAAACACTATCAAGAAAAACGTAAAGAAGAAGGGAGCTATTAATTATGGCCGATACGGGCTTACAAAATATAAAGTTACAAGATGGCTACGTTAAGTTGCTCCATACTAAGGGCAACGATGGCGTAAATGACTTCGTAACACAGGTAGGAACATCTAATGGACCAAATATTGTTGGAACACCTCTCTTTCTAGGAGCAGGAGGTGATACTCAAGACCCTAGTCCAATGGTTAAAATTAAGGGTATTGATTCTACAAAACCCTTTTTGGTTATAACGGATTCACTTGGCACTTGGAATGCTGGAACTGATGAATATCCAATACTTACATTTGTTGCGGATGGTTCATTAACAGGAACAGATTATTGGGGGACGTCTTTAAATAGAGGAAGAGGTGTATGGAATGGTAAATGCATGTTTAACTTTTCCGAAGGAGGTAATCGCTCTGCTGTAGAATTTATGTGTCACTCTTCCTCTGACAGCTTAACATCATCTGGTAACGGAGAATCTACTTTTGCTACTATACGAAAAGCAGCTTCTGGTAATAATGTTATGTTTGCTCAACCTTATGGTAAAACAGAATATTGGCAGTTTGACAGAGTTAAGATTGGGGCTGACATAGGTACTAGTACCAAAGGGTCGGCAGTAGCAGACTTTGATGCAGATGGAGTAGATGGGAAATTTGGCAAATTAACAGCTGATGGTTTTTACCATGGAGTTACAGCATCTGTTTCAAAGGCAGCTGGCAAATCTATAGATATCAATGCTACAGATTCATTACAATTTAAGGCAGGTGGAGATACAACCTTTATAAACGGTTCTAATGATACCTTTGAAGTATATGGAAATAAAACCCTCGCTTTGCAGGCTGATGGTTCAGGAAATGATGGTGTGACAGCTGTGATTTCTATGGAATCTTATAAATTACAAGATGGTGCTGGAACTGCTCAGATAAATATAGGTACTGATGATTCACAGGCTCAAGACTTTGGAGCTGGTAGTGTCACTATGACTGGTACGGAAACAATCCAAATAGGGAATGCTGGTGACGAAGCTAATGAATTTGTTAATGCTAATATAACGCGCCTAAATTCTAAAGAAGTTATCATTAATAGTGGTATGATGGTTTTAGATACTGCCGCTGCTGATTGGACTGATTACGATGCTGTAGCTAGCCCTGCTGATTATGGTGCATTATTCTTTCAAGCTTCAGAGTATACGATTGATACTCATTCTGATTATGGGCGTCAATTGTTTTTATATGACGATGATGGTTCTCCCTCATTATATACT